AGCTGCGTTAAGAGCAGCAATAGATGCAATAGCATGTCCGGCTGCACTATCATCGTAGATCAGTATGTTGTCAGAAGTAGTCGGAGTTACACCACCGAGGGTGGTTAGGTCTATATCGAACGTCCGATCTGCGGCTAGGGTTCCCCCACCAGACAGACCAACGCCTGCGTTTAGTGTCCGGGTATCTTCAACACCACCAGCAGCCCCTATGTCAGCAGCGATCGTGGTGCCCGTTATAGTAATACCAGCCCCTAGAGACAGTAGGGCGCAAGCGCCTGCTGAGTCATCCCAGAAGAGGATAGTGTCAGCATTGGGATCCGCCAGTGCCTGAATATCCTCGACGAACCCACCACCGTTCTGCGCCCAAGCAGTTAGCCTGCCGGGAGTGATTACGACTGTGTTACTTACGCCAGCCTGAGCTTCGCCAGCAGTAGCTATGTCCGTGGAGTCGAACTTGGATGCTATGGCTACCGAGATCGCATCAAAGTCAGCATCTACGTCAGATCCCTTAATGAGCTTCAGGGGGTTGCCTGTAGCGAGAGCATCTTTAGTGCTGTAGTCTGTTATTTGTGAATAGTCGGCCATGCTATGCGATCCTACCAATCTTTGTGAAAAGCTCAAGTTGCTGAAGAGCAAACTGGCCTGTGACACTTGTTTCAATCTTTACACGATAGTACTGTCCTGTATCTCTTGCAGGAACCTTGAATATCTGCAAGAACAGCCCACCGGACCATTCACCTAGTCCCCACTCTGCAATGCTCCATTCGGAAGCAGCAGGGTCTACGATGACTTTGCTTATACTCTTATCGTTCTCTTGGAAGTCTGTACTCCACTTAAACTCAACACCGGCATTGTTCCTGACGAACAGGATAGCGCCGATACGCTTGAGCATCTTCAGACGGTTACTTAGTTCCTCGCCCAAATCCATCCACGGAGAGGAGTACTTGTACCGAATCAAACTCCCATCGTCGGAGTCTGCTCCGTAAGTCCAAACCTGCCCAGCAGCCCCTAAAAGGATTGCCCCATCCTGCCTAACTTCTAGTGCAGTAGGGTACAGATCCCAGATGGTGCAAGGGAAGATGACATCGCCTTCTTCGTCTTGGAACCTATTGCGAACGTCAAACACATAGCTTTTCTTCCCAGAAGGTATGGATAGCACGTAGTACCCTTCTTCTGGTGAGAACATAGTCCGAAGGTTCTGTGTGTCTTCATTCTCTACGTCTGCGAGCAGATCGTCTCTAACGTATTTGGAGACATTGTTAATAGGGTTGGACTTCTCTTGGATCACGCGACCCAGTGACTGTAGTCCGTTACGTGACAGGAACAGTAGATCCGTCTCACCGATAAGCTGCAAGGTGTGTTGTGAACTACACCCTGTCCCACCGATAACGTCCACTACTACAATCTGGGTAGGGTTGAGACCAAGCTGGGAACCAATGTTATCTTCCCAGATGACTATATGGTTGTTCCCGAAGACTAGGAGCGATCCGTTAAACGCCCCAATAGCCGTAACTTCGTCCATACCTTCTGTCCAAATGTTAGACATGTCGATTTGACCCGCCGAAGCACTCCCCCAGTCTGCCTCATCGAGGAGGCCAGAGTACTTAACTGTTTGGCCGTCAGAGTCCAAACCCCATACCCTACCATAAGCGGAAAGGCCAATACCATTGTGGCTAGTAGGTGCAGTGCCAGAAGACTCAGTGACAGTGGCAAAAGTAGAACCAGTGTACACGATAGGCTTTTGCCCATGCTGAAACCCCAGCAGTTTGTTATTAAAGTTCTGAAACCACCATCTTCCATCCGTGTCCGTGACTGATCCTGATACATCGTTACCCTCCGGGTCGGATAGGGAATTACCAATTCCACCATTCCATGATACTATTGGCTCGACAGTTCCATCGCCAAGCAGGTACTCGTATATAGCTTCTACGTCCGGTGTAGAAGTGATGTCGGTTGTAGTGGTGACTGAGTAGCCCTTCCGTGCGGCGAGTCTACGTGAGTCATCTAACACACAGTTGTTGGCTGTAATGGCCCAACTAGGGTCCAGTATGGCTCCCTTCTGCTGAAGGTTTAATCCGAGTCTCCCCGGCGTGACTGCATCAATTGGAAGTAGCTGCTTACTCATACTCTTATTAACTCCATGACATTGCCCTGTTCGGCATCATCACGGGAGATGGCAGCGTTAAGGGCATCTTTGTAGCGTAGCTCGTTGAACATGCCATTAGCACCGAGTTCCTCACCACGCTCTTCCAGAGCATACCATGTAGCACCGACGATCAATGGACGGATAGGTATCTTCAGTGTCTCTGTGAGATCTGATTCAGCGAGGCGTACTTGAGGTATAACGAGAGTGATTTGGATAGTCGTAGTGACTGTCGGTCGCGGATAGACGAAGAGTTCGAGAACGTCGCCTGAACTGTTGTCTAACGCGAAGTACTCCGGGTCGCCAGAGTTGTCGGGATCTACTGTATCCCGGTAGATGAGTTCGGCTAGGTCCATTTCAACCAGAGGGTCCGGTTGGGTGGCGTCTGTGACATCAAAGCACAGCGGCACGGGACAGCCTCTTTCAGATTGGTAGATGCGAACTAAGCGTGAACGCTCGTCAGCTTCTGTGATAGTGCCTGACTGGGCGTCAGCGGCAATAGTTACACTAACCGTCTGCCGTAGTGAACGCCAGTTGTGGGCGTCTTCGATCTCTTCCTTGATGTCGTTAATGAAAGATCCAACCAGCAAAGCGTACTGTTCGGATAAAGTAACTGTTCCAGAGTCGAGGGCGTCTTCCCCAATCTTCTCTAATACTCGATTAATAGCTTGCAGATAGGTTGTTGCCATCAGGTACTCCGTTAGTAAAGTGCGCGACCCCCCGAAGGGGGCCACACTATAGACCCTTAGCTATTAGCTAGAGGGAACTACGAAAGGTACAACGCTATCTTCGCGGAGAACCTTAGTTCCGTAGAGCATGTCCGTAACGAACAAGTCACCAAGGTACTCTAGCTTGTACTGGCTCTGGCTGCGAACACCCATTTGCTCCACAAGAACGATAGCGTCCTTCTGGAACACAAGACCAGCGACGTTATCAGCAACGTCAGTAGCATCTTCGATGATAGGCGTGCGAGTCGTAACGAACACATCCATACCATACAGATCACCAACCAATCCATTGCGGATTGAGTTACCACCAGAGACCTCACCCGTGAAGGCTTGCTCAGTGAAGCGAGACAGACCAAGAAGGTCAAACTTAACGATAGTCGGAACTACCATTACTCGACCCATCATAGGTGCATCTGTATCATCAAGCGCCTTAATGAACGTGCGGATACCAGCATCAGAGATGTCAGTAGAACCAGCTTCGTCCCAAGTAGTACCGTCACCTTCGAGATAAGTCTCGTAGGTCGAAGCACTATGGTCAACGGTGTTCGTTGCTTGAATATGGGTAATGACCGAAGGGCCACCCAATGCTTCAACGAACAGATCCGTATCTACCTGACGAGCAATGGCATAACCACCGTCATCTGTGTAGAACCGACGCAGAGACTCAAGAGCCTGTACCGAAGTGATGTCTTCGATCAGTCGAGAGTATTCCTTGTGCTTGTCGATGCTGATGCTCAGACCTGCATCGGTGCCATGCTGAATCAGAGTTACCTGAGTCTCAGCAGCCTTCGCCGTAACATCGCCACGGGTCGGGGTAGGAATCTTAATGGTATCGCCTTTCTTGCCTTTGTGAGACAGTTTGCGAACTAGGTTAGCTAGTACAAGGTTAGACTTGTACGCAGCGATTACTTCGTCAGACCACAACTCGGGAATAAAGTTGGGGACTTCGGTATTGATGACATGGTTTGTACCAAGTGCCATAATTATGTTTCCTTATTGGAGGTTAAAGTTAATCAATAACCCTTCCTTCCGCATAAGCCTTTAGGATCTCTTCGCTCATGGCTGAGTACTCATCAGGATTGTTCATCTTGAGTTGTACTAGTTTACGGCGACTGAGAGGCTTACCTGAAGTGGAAGAATTACCAGAAGCAGAATTAGACTCCGTGACTACAGACTTTGCAGCGCGAAGCTCATTCTGATTACGAGAGGTCGGGGACGCTTCGGCAGTGCCGGGGTTACGCTCCTTCCACTCGGTGAGAAGATAGTCAAGTTGATCTACATCTCGATTTTGAACTGCTGACTGAGCGATGCTCTGTCGTACAGGGTGGGCACCAACCCATTGTTGGAACGCCGGATCGGCTGTAATAGTCTCTGCATCCGAATGACGTTCGTTAAGTGCGTTAGTACCTACTTGACCTTCGATTCGATTAAGTCGCTCCTGCAAGTCAACGTAGGCTGTATCTTTAGCCCGTCGATTCTCGTAGAACTCCTCAAGAACCTTCTCTGGATTCGACAGTAACTCGGTTGCATCAATCTCGTAAGTTGACGCATCGGCTCCTGCTTCTTCTAGATCGGCTACTCGTTTCTCTTCCATAGATAGGAATCTATCCGTCATGGAGCGGTAGTCTCCGAGTTGATTCCGCAGATCACCAACGTAGTTTTGCTCAGCTACATAGATGGCTGCAATCTCTTCGGCGCTTTTACCTTTCAGCTTATCCGGCATCTCAAAGCCAGCCTCTTCGGCTACTTCTTCTGCTGGGGCTTGTTCGGCGTCAGCTTCAACTCCTTGATTAAGGTTGACTTCGTTATCGTCTTGGTCGATTAGAATAGACATTTGATTTCCTTTTATCCCGCCATTAAGGTTGTGGGAATATGGGTTTTAAGTGAAGGGGGACGGAGATTAGCTAGTCGTTCAAGTTCGCTCTATTGCCGCCAGCACCTCCCGGTGCGGGGCCGTAGTCGCCATGCTCGTTATAGCTTTTCTCTTCCTTGGCCTTCTGTTGCTTGTGGCTTCTCTCGAAGCGGTTGATTGCCTCCGGGGAGGCGCTATCTCCTTGAGCTAGGGCCGCCCAATGCGGCTTGGCTAACTGCAAGTAGATCTTATGCGCGTTGCCGTCACAGTATCCGCATTCAACCACTTCCGTGTCACTCTTGACGAAGTGTTCTTCTACTTTACTGCATAGCTCGCATTCATAATCGTGGAGAATCATATCTGTGACATCCCCAAGTTAACTTCAAGCTCATCGTACTCGCGAGAGGCGGTCTCCCGCTCCTCAGTGCGTATATCGACAAGCGATTGTATTCGTGACTCTAGCAGGGCTTCAAGATTGAGGACTAAATCTAGCCCGTCCCTCTGCCCTCTAGCGTGCAGGTACTGGTCCCAGCTACCAGCGTGTTCGATGATAGAGGTAGTAGTTACCTGTGATTCTGCAAGAAACTCTTTTAAGAGCTTGTACCCACGGGAGTCTAGCAGTTCCTGCCAAACCTCGTATTCCTGCTTCTCACCATCCGTAAGGATGCGAGCTGCGTCCTGATCTATGTGCATACAAACTCTCCCAAGTCTCTATTTTGATTTCAATCTAATAAGGGGGTAGGGGGTGAGCGGTACGTCCCGAAAGCCCCCACCTCCTCATCACCCGTCGCCACGGTCTACCGTGGTGCGGAGCTACCGTACCTTCCTCATGGTACACGACCACGTGCGCCAGCTCATGAAGTAAGGTC